CTTAGTGGTGGGTCTGGTAAAAGGGATAAACTATTTGCTCCTGTACCATTTAACTTAGACATGCAATTAAATTGTTTAACTAAAACGACTGAAGATGGTTTACAAATTATAGAGCAAATACTTCCATTTTTTACACCAGAATTTACAATGAGAATTAAAAACACCAATACTACTATGGATACAGAAACTGATGTTCCAATAATACTAAATAGTACCAGCTTCATAGATGATTTTGACGGAACTTTTGAGATTCGTAGATTCGTCACTTGGACGCTAAACTTCACATTGAAGGTATTATTATTTGGTGGAGTAGATCAAACTGGTTCTGTAATAACCAGTACATTTATAGATTTAGGAAATCCTGACGAACAACACAAAGCAACAGGTGACCTAAATAATTTAACAATAACTGATCTTGGCTGGAACGAAACCCAGAAAACAGATTAACAGGAGATTATAATTAATGGCTAAACAAACTTTAAACATTGGCTCGGTTGCCAACGATGGTACAGGTGATACCTTAAGAGATGGTGGAGATAAAATCCAGGATAACTTTAATGAGTTATACACAGCTCTTGGTGGAAACACTGTAAAAGTAGCTGTTGGTTCTCCAACTAATGGTCAAATATTAAAATATAATTCAAGTACAAGTGTATTCGAACCATCTTCTGATGATAACACTAATACTACTTATACTGTATCCGCAGAAACTTCTGGTTCCGATGCTGCAATTAGATTAACTGGTTCCGATGCTTCTACTGATAATGTAAATATTGTATCTGGTACTGGTATTAATGTTGACAGAACTGATGCTAATAATATTACAGTAAACAATACAGTCACAAATACAACCTATTCAACCTCTATCGAATCTGTCTCAGCTGGATCTAAAGAATTAAGACTAGCTGGTTCAAACTCAGTAAACGATGATATTACTATTACTCAGGGATCTGGAATTGAACTTACAACTTCTTCTACTTCTCAATTAGGTATTAACGCAGTATCATTACAACAATTTGAATTTACTGCAGGTGATGGAACAAACTATACTGTATCAGGCTCAGGACTTGTTGATGCTGGTACTAGTGATCCTCAACTTTATGTTATGAGAGGTCATACCTATCGTTTCAGACATACTATTGCTGGAAACGCACACCCACTTGAAATTGTAGAATTTGGAACTAGTACTGCACCTGCTGCAGATTATATTAGTTCAACGAATGCTACAAGAAATCTTGCTACGACAAATGATGTAATAACATTCACTGTTCCGATGAGTGCTTCTACTGGTAATACTTACCAATATAGATGTACAGCACATCCTGCAGCGATGTTGGGTACTATTACTGTCGTATAATATCTACTCCTAAAAGGAGGATACATGGCATCGACTTATTATAATGCAAATCAAAATTTAAAAGCTGTTGGAGTTCCTGTAGAATTTACAGAGGAACAAATCCAAGAGTATATTAAATGTAAACGCAACCCAATATATTTCATAGAAAATTACTGTAAGATAGTTTCTTTAGATGATGGTGTAGTACCTTTTAAACTATACCAATGCCAAAGAAAAAAGGTACGACACATAATGAAGAATCGTCAAACGATTCTTATGGAAGGTAGACAGCAAGGTAAAACTGTCACAAGTGCTGCTTGTATTTTACACTTTACATTATTTAATGATAATAAGACTGCTGCAATCATGGCAAACAAAGCTACTGCTGCAAGAGAAGTTTTATCTAGATATCAATTAATGTATGAGTATTTACCAAACTGGATGCAACAAGGTGTTGCTGTTTGGAATAAAGGTGATATAGAATTAGAAAATGGTTCAAAGATTTTTACTGCTGCAACTTCAAGTTCAGCGATTCGTGGTAAATCTGTTAACTGGCTATACATTGATGAAGCTGCAATTATTCCTAATACTGTAGCAGAAGAATTTTTTACATCAGTATATCCTACAATTTCTGCTGGTAAAGAAACAAAAGTATTACTGTCCTCGACACCTCTTGGATATAATCACTTCTGGAGATACTGGGAAGCTGCAAAAGAAGGGCGAAATGATTTTAAGCACCTCTTTATTCATTACAGTGAGATCCCAGGAAGAACTAAAACTTGGGCAGAGAAACAAAGAGCTTTACTTGGTGAATTAAAATTTAATCAAGAAGTGCTGTGTGAATTTTTAGGATCAAGTGCAACATTAATAAGTGCTACTGCGATTGGGGATATGAAACCCAAACCATTTATATTACAAAGAGATGGTTTAGATATTCAGGAAAGTCCGATTCCTGGACATTCATATACTCTTATAGCAGATACTTCTAAAGGTGTGGGTGGTGATTATAGTGCATTCGTTGTAATTGATACCACTAAAACTCCTTATAAAATTGTTGCTAAATATAGAAACAATGTAATTAGTCCCTTACTATACCCAAACATAATTGATAAAGTTGGTAAGGAATATTACAACGCACAAGTTTTAATAGAAACTAATGCAAGTGAACAAGTACCATATATATTGCATAGTGAATTAGAATATGAAAATATGATTATGGTGTCTCGTACACAACAAGGTCAAAAAATTACTGGTGGCTTTGGAGCTGGCAAAAGCCAGTATGGAGTACAGACTGATAAGAAGATAAAAAGGATTGGGTGCCAAAACTTTAAAACTCTTATAGAAGAAGGCAAGCTACAAGTATATGATGGAGACATAATTGGGGAAATTAGTACCTTTATTGAATCCAGAGGATCTTATGCTGCTGACGATGGTTATCATGACGACTTGGTTATGTGCCTAGTCTTATTTGGTTGGCTTACATCAGACCGATATTTTACTGAAATAAACGATGTAAATTTAAGGGAAGAGATGTACCAAAACCAGATGAAACAAATAGAGGAGGAATTAACTCCCTTTGGTTTCATTAATGATGGGCAAAAATACGATGATGAAGACACACCAATAAACTTCTAAATTGTATATTAACTAAATAAATACATTGGGAATAAAGCGAAAGCCAAGTTCCTAATTAGAATTAACGAATTCATGTAATAAGGAGAAACAAATGGCTTTTCAACTCAGTCCTGGAGTAGTTGTCAAAGAACAAGATTTCACTTCAATAGTACCTAATGTGGCAACATCATCGGGAGCTTTTGCAGGTGACTTTCAGTGGGGTCCAATATTAGACCCTGTACAAATTGTTTCTGAGAATAACTTAGTAGAAAGATTCGGGAAACCGAACGACGCAACTTTTGCAAGTTTTTTCACTGCAGCTAACTTCCTATCATATTCCAATAATCTTCTTGTGGTTCGTGCCGATACAACTGCTGCTAAAAATGCAGTCGTGACTGGTACAGCTGTCAAGATTACCAACTTGGATAACTACACATCAACTTATGTTGGTGGATCAAACTCAGTCGGATCTTTCGCTGCCAAATGGGCAGGATCTCTCGGAAACTCACTAAAAGTAGAAGTTGCTGATTCAGCAACATACGCATCATGGGGAAATAAAGGTTTATTCGATAGAATACCTGGAACTTCTGCATCAGTTGCTGCTAATGGTAGTTCCGATGACGAAATCCATGTATTAGTAATAGACGAAGATGGTTTATTTACTGGTACAGCTGGTACAGTGCTAGAAAAATTCGCACATGTATCTGTGGCGTCTGACGCAAAAAAATTCGATGGATCTAATAATTTCTATAAAGATGTTATTAATTCACAATCTAGATATATCTGGTGGATGGATCATCCTACAACAACTGGTACTACATTAGAATGGGGAACTCCTTCTACTGGTGCTGGTGCCTTTAAAGATCTTAGTGCTGCATTAGCACATTCTTTAACAGGTGGTGTAGATACTGCTCCAACTGCAGGAAACTTACAAACTGCTATGGCAACCTTTGCTAATGATGAGCTGTATGATGTTTCACTCATAATGATGGGTAAAGCTGATGCTGCTACTGCTACTGCTGCAATTAATAATGTTGCTGAAGTAAGAAAAGATTGTATGGTATTCTGTTCAGCTGAAGATGCTAGTGGAAACACAATCTTGGCTGCTGATGCAGACCCTGTTGCAGATATCACAACATACAGAAACTCACTACCAAGTTCATCTTATGGTGTACTTGATTGTGGTGCAAAATACTGTTATGACAGATATAACGATAAATATAGATATGTACCATTAAATGGTGACATAGCTGGTCTTGCTGCAAGAACTGACTATGACCAAGATGCTTGGTTCTCACCAGCAGGTGCTTCTAGAGGTCAAATCAAGAATGTTGTTAAATTAGCATTCTCTCCAAATAAAACTCAAAGGGATGTATTATACCAAGCTGGTGTAAATCCTGTTGTGACTTTCCCAGGACAAGGTACACAACTGTTTGGTGATAAGACTCTATTAAGTAGCGAATCTGCTTTCAATAGAATTAATGTTAGAAGATTATTTATCGTACTAGAAAAAGCAATTGCGATTGCTGCAAAAGCTCAACTATTTGAATTCAACGATGAGTTCACTAGAAATGACTTTAAAAATGCAGTCAATCCTTTCTTAAGAGATGTACAAGGAAGACGTGGTATCACAGAATTTAGTGTTGTGTGTGACCCAACTAACAATACAGGTGATGTAATTGATAGAAACGAATTCCGTGCAGATATCTTCATTAAACCAAACAGAGCGATCAACTTCATTACTCTAACATTTGTAGCAAGTAAATCAAGTGTAGACTTCAGTGAAATTGGTGGCTAAATATAACTAACAAGGAGAATAACTAATGGCTAATATTGCTGATTTTAAAGCTAACATGACTGGTGGCGGAGCTCGTCCCAATCAGTTTCGTGTTGATTTGGCTTTCCCTTCTTATGTCACTGGTGGAAGAGTTGCTGCTGTACAAGGACAGTTTCTTTGCAAAGCTGCACAATTGCCAGCTAGTACATTAGAAAATTTGCCAATCCAATATAGAGGTCGTGCTGTAAACTTTGCTGCGGAGAGAACATTTGCTCCATGGACAGTGACAGTTTATAACGATACTGACTTCGGTATTAGAAACGCAATCGAAAGATGGCAGAATGGTATTCAAGAGTATGCTACGACAGAAGGTCGTACTAATCCGAATGATTACCAAGCTGACTTGCTTGTAACACAACTAGACCGAAATGGTGCTGG